ATCAGAGAGATTGTTACACCTACTCCTGAAAAAGAAGAACCAGAAAAGAAAGAAACAAAGGATGACTAATACCTGCACACATTCAATTGCTGTTCATAACCAAGTAGACCCTACTAGGACAACTAGTCTTCGCAATGCGTTTGATGCAGCAATGAAAAGGAAATTTGTAGAACTTTTAGTAGCAATAAAGAAAGCTGTTGGTACTAATGATGTGTTTGGTTTGAATCCAGTTACATTCCAAGTGTTTAAATTATATACTCCGGAACCGGGAGCCTTTGCCTTTGCTACAAGTGCCGATAAAGTAAAGGCTTTTATGAAGTGGATACAGGAGCAAATAGATAAGGGATTGTTGGAAGTGCAGATTGCCGAACAATTAGGATCGTCTATAAATGCTGCTTGGATGAATATGTATGTTTATGATTCCTACAAAAGAGGTGTGATTCGTGCAAGGTATGAATTAATTAAAGCAGGATATGATGTTCCAACAATTGAGGAGTCAGGTGGAATTGAAACAGTAATGAGGAATCCATTTCATATGGATAGGGTCGGGTTACTCTATATAAGAGTGTATAACGAGCTTAAAGGTATTACGGATGCTATGTCTCAGATTATTAGTAGAGTGCTCTCACAAGGGATGCTAGACGGTGATGGACCTGCTTTACTGGCAAGGAAGTTGGTAGCTAGTATAAGTGGTAAAGGAGTTGGGGAATTAGGATTAACAGATAGTTTAGGGAGATATATTTCACCAATGAGAAGGGCATCATTGTTAGCTAGAACCGAGGTGATCAGGGCACATGCAGAAGCACAATTGCAAGAATTTAAGAATTGGAGAGTTTTGGAAATTATGGCAGAAGTGGAATTTTCTTCGGCAAATGATGATAGGACATGTTCTCGTTGTTTGCATTTAGAAGGAAAGATTTTTACAATAGAAGATGCTTCAGGAATAATTCCCGTTCACCCGCTCTGCCGCTGTTGTTGGCTTCCAGCGATAAAAGAATTAGAAAAATATAAATAAATAACCATGGAAAATACAATTACAGATACTTCAAAAATTAATTTTTATCTACAGACTGCCATTGCATACACCATAGAGGAAAAGGAACATCAGGGAGCAAATCATTTAGTGATACCAGTAATAATGATGGTAGAGGGTGTACATAGTGGAAGTGCAGGTCCTTTATTTCATTCTATTGCAGAACTAGGTAAATTTCCAGAATCCTGGAATGGTATACCCGTAGTAATAGACCACCCAAGTGTGGATGGACGTAATATTTCTGCAAATTCTCCGGATGTAATTGATACAAGGACCGTAGGAAGGGTGTATAACACCTATGTAGACGGTGATAAGCTCAAAGCAGAGGTTTGGCTTAATGAAGATGCTTTAAGACAAGTATCATCCGTTACATTAGCCAGTATCAGAGAATCAGAGGTAATAGAAGTGAGTGTGGGTGTATTTACAGAAGAAATAGAAGAAGAAGGAACATGGAATAATGAAGAATATAAGGCTATGGCAATTAATCACAGACCGGATCATTTGGCTCTCCTGCCCGGCGGGACAGGTGCATGTTCTGTGGAAGATGGTTGTGGACTTGGTTTAAACAAAAAGAAAGGAGATACAAATGTGAAAGAAGAAAAGAAAGTCTTACAAACTATGAGGGACTTAAAAAAAGTAGGTTTTTCTGTGACTCAGGTTACAGATAACACTTCTGAGGGTCTTGTCGAGCGTCTGGAGGCACTTCGCCGGAAGATCGATAACATGGATACCCAAGACACTTATCATTGGTTACAAGAAGCCTATGATGATTATGTGGTCTATGAGGCAAGACTGAGAATCGGTGATTCTAAATTGTACAAGCAGGCATATTCTATGTCGGCCAACGGGGAAATTGAATTAGTGGGAGATCCTGAAGAAGTACAAAGAGAAGTGACATATGTTAGTATTAATGCTTCGCCAACAAAGACGAAGCCTAAAAAGGAGGTAAAGATTATGAGTAAAGTAAATGATTGCCCTCGTTGTCTTGAAAAGGTAGCTGGTTTGATTGCGAATGAGCAGTCTAAGTTTACCGAGGATGACAGGGAATGGTTATTGACTCAAGAGGAAGCTCAGTTGGACAAATTTGAACCAAATGTGGTCGAACCAATTGAGAAGATTGTTGAGAAGGAAGTAGAGGTTAATGTTCTCTCTGATGAGGATAAGAATGCTCTTGCTTTTGGTAAGAGGCAGCTCGCAGAAAGACGCGCTACTATGATTAAAGGGGTTCAGGATAATACTGAAGCAGGTATTTGGGACGAGCCTACTCTGACTGCAATGGATGAGAGTACTTTGGAAAGAGTATTTAAGTCTGTACAGAAGGAAGCTGTTCCAGTTGTGGATTATTCTATCCAATCTACTCCGGTTAATACAAATGTAGGCAAAGTTGCACCAATGATGCCTGCAGGTTTTGAAGTAAACGAAACTAAAAAGGAGGATAAATAATGGCTTATCGTACAGTTAAAATTAAAAAATACCTTGATATTATAGAGGAATATGAAGCTTCGGCTGCAATTTCTCCTGGTATGTTGGTAGAACCAGTAGGCAGTGCATCAACAATTCGTGCACATGCTACTGAAGGAGGAAACGCAATACCTATGTTTGCTCTGGAAGATGAACTACAGGGCAAAGGTATTACCGATGCTTATGCTGCAGCTGACCAAGTACAGGTTTGGGTTGCTGTTCGTGGAGAACAAGTTTATGCTCAGGTAGAAGATGAACAGAGTATTGCTATTGGAGATCCACTTGAATCAAATGGAGAAGGTTATTTACAGAAACACACACCATCTACATACGATTCTGACGATGCTTACACTGCATATACAAATCCAATAATAGGTTTTGCGCTTGACGCACTTGACCTATCAGGATTATCTGCTGCAGGATCTAGTGATACTCCAGCGAGAGCATTTCTGAGAATAAGAATTCTTTAATTTAAAATAGGAGATCATTATGACAAATGTAGATTTAATTACAAGAGAAGGTGGACAAGGAGAGATTGCAAATGAGCTTATAAACAATGGGCAACTTAACCTTGGCAGCTATCGTCCCTTTTATGATGTAAAAACTAAGCAAAGTTATATATCAATGTATAAGGGTGGGGATCCAAAAGATCCTAAGAACTATGTATCAAGACCTGTTCAGACCAATGCGAATACACTTCGTAGGGATGAATGGAAACTTCTTGATGAAGCACTTATTGATCCTGCAAGGTATCGCCTTGGTGGAGTAGCAGACCTTGTAGAGAAGGGATTGACTTTCAATCTTGGAAATGCTATGGGTACAACTGTATTCGAATGGCATGACTCAAGTGAAGCAATGGAGGCCAGTCTTACTATGGATGGTGTTACTCGTAGTCCTGGGGACAGAGTAGTATTCCAACACAATTATTTACCAATTCCGATTATTCACGTTGATTACGAAATTAATGCAAGGGCTTTGGCCGCAAGTCGTAGTCTTGGGAATGCACTGGATACTACTTCAGCTGAAAGGGCTGCAAGAAGGGTAAGTGAGAAACTGGAAGATATGTTATTTACTGACACCACTTACAAATTTGGTGAGGTTGACAGTCGTAGCAGGAACACTATTTATAGTTATATTAATCACCCTGACAGAAATATTGTCAATCTGAGTATTCCTTGGGATAATTCAGCAATTACAGGTGCCGGTATTATACAGGACGTTCTCGAAATGAAGCAGTCCAGTATTAACAATTACCACAGAGGTCCTTGGATGCTGTATATTCCTACAGAGTATGAGACAATTCTTGATGATGATTATGATGCTACCACTCCGGGAACTACAATCCGTGAGAGAATTATGAAGATTAACGGTATCACAGGTATTAAAGTTATTGATACTATGGTTGATGACAACGTTCTTCTTGTTCAAATGACAAGAGATGTAGTTCGTTTGATTCGTGGAATGGGTCTTCAGAATGTTGAGTGGAGTACTGAAGGTAGAATGATAACCAAGTATAAGGTTATGACTATACAGGTTCCTCAGATTCGTTCTGACCAGAATGGTAAATGTGGTGTTGTCCACATGGTATAATTAATATTGACTAATCAAGTCATTTTAACTTAAAAAGAAATAAGATGAAAGCAAAAACAGATGGCCAAATTCGTTACAAGAAAGTAGGAGGAGGCTCTTTAAGAATGCACCGTAAGATAATCAAACCCGGAGAGATATTTTATGCATGTCCTGCTGATGTTGCTAAATTTGGAAATGCAGTAGTTCCTTTAGAAAATATTCCTAAGCCAGCTACTGAAGTAGATGATGTAAAAGTTATAAAAACAGAGTACAAGGTAATGCCAAGAGGCAAAAGTAAACTTTGGTTTGATGTGGTAGGACCTAATGGCAAACTTCTTAATGAGAAAGCTCTTAAGAAGGATGTAGCCGAACAACTTGTTAAGGACTTAGCAAGATGAGTTGGACAATCCCTCAAATATGGCAGGGAGGAGATGTTTGGATTCTTGGGGGTGGGTCATCAGTTACAAAAGAGTTTGGTATTCCAGAAGGATTAATCAATAGTGTAATTGACGGTTCAGCCCCGCCGAGTGTCTACTCTAAATACATGTCTTATGTACATGACAAACATGTGATAGGTGTAAATGTAGCGTATTTGATTGGGGATTGGATTGATATTGTTTTCTTTGGTGACACAAACTTTTTCCTTAAACATAAACATAAATTGGCTGCTTTTCCAGGATTGAAAGTAACATGTTCTCCCCATAAAGGAACTGCTGGTTGGGTAAAGTTTGTTGCTAGGGATGGGAAGAAACCAAGAGGAATTAGTAATGATCCTGCAAAGGTTTCTTGGAATAAGAATTCAGGAGCAAGTGCAATTAATATAGCAGCCCATGCCGGAGCAAAAAGAATAATGTTACTTGGTTTTGATATGTCATTGGATGAGGGGCATAATCAACATTGGCATGATTTGTATGGAAGGAAAGCAGTAAATGCTAATCAGAATCATAAAGGAACACACAAACCAAAACCTCTTCCTTTTGGAAGACACCTGAAGGGATTCCCCTCTATTGCCTATGATGCTGAGAGATTAGGGATAGAAATCATTAATATCAGTCCAAATAGTAAGATTGAGGTGTTTGAAAAGATTTCATTACAAGATTTTATCAAACGAGAGGAAAAGAAATG